ACGAAAAATAAAGTGGGAGTGATTAAGGCTCACTCCCAAGCCTTTGTCATTAATCTACTTAAGCGTTGATAACGACTACACCGGATGCTGGGTTTACAACCTTTAATCCGTATCTCATCGACATGTAAGAACCAACAATTCCGAATCCCGGATTTGCTTCTTCTACAGTCAATGGTCTCCTTTCCACATAAGCCATAGGCTTTACGCTTCCATCATAGATGAAAATGCGGTCAGGTGGACACCAAGCGTTAACAATAACGTTAAGTCCGTACAAACTACCAACAAGACCAGTTCCAAGAGTTGTCTGGAAAGGCTGTGATTCTTCAACAATGTGTCCAGTTCCTATTGGTGCTGCACCTATTGCAGTTGTGAAATCTGCCATGTTAAGTAATGTTTTGTAGTGCTGAGGGGAAATCATCAAAGTAGATGCGGAATATCCGTGTCCACCGATTAATTCCATGGATTTGGTAATATCGCTTAATGCGAGTTCACCGTCACCAGTTTCTCCAGCTGCTCGTACGTAGTGACTTCCTGTAAGGATTTCGTCACCTGTCAAACCGTAGGAGTAAATACGTCCTTCGTTGACTGTTCCGCCAGTTCCTATGAAACCACCGTATACGTTAGTTGTAAAGTTAGTGATAGCTGATTCTGCTGTACTGTATGTAATCGCAGTTGTTCCAAGGGTTGTGTCTGCAATACCTAGTAATGCGTATACAACGTGCTTGGTCATGTGACGGTCTACAGCTCTGCGAGCTTCGTTCAATGCCATCTCTACTTCGTTAAATCTTGAGTCTTCTATCATTCTTCGGGTTACACCTACTGCAAGTCCCCATTCTCCAACTGACACTCTTTCAGAGCGTAAGTTAGTGTGTTGGTACTTAGGAGTGTTTCCTTCGTTGATTTCTTCCATACCCATTGAGGGTTTTGCGAATGTGATATCAATATCACCGCCGGTCTCTGTGGTCATAGATTCTGTAAACATTGCCATTGCAGGAAGGTCGGTGACCTTGTAGTCCTGAATTGCATCTTTATAGTCTATGAGTACTCTTTCACCTGTTCCACCGGTTACGTTATACGCACCTGTGTTCAGTGATGTAAGCACACCGCTTGCTAAATTATCATTTAATGCTACCATGTTTCTTACCTATTTAGTTGAGCCACAAAACCTTTGTGAGGGTGTCAGCAGAATCAGTTCCTGCTTCCAATGCTATTGCGACTGCATCTTCTGCGTCGCTTGCTTCCGTTAGGTTGCTATTTGCTGCTGTAGCGAGTAAATCGCCAGCTACTATAGCTGCGCCTGATGTCATAACTTTTAGTACAACACCGTGTCCGGTTACAACACTAGCTATTGCACCTGATGATACAGTTGTTAAAGCTACACCAAGCGGTCGCGAATTCGCGGCTGCAATTGGGTCAACTTCGCCATCTGAGCTCATCTTGAGCGGAAAGCCAGCGGTAATAGCTGCTCCAGCTGTGAATGGTAAAATTCTTGCTGGGGCACCACCATCGTTTAATAAAATTTCTGTTGCCATTTTTAATCACCTTGTAGTAATTCTTTGTTGAGCGTAATACGCCCTGTGTTTTTGTCCATCTTGACTGCAAATGTTCTTTCAGTTTCTGCTGGAACAGCTTCCCCTTCGTTGGATTTACCCTTTCCGAAAGTTCGTTCTGTTGCTTCAGGAACTGGAATTGCAGCAAGAGCTTCGCTGAAACCAGTCAGCCTTGGTTCATCCCAAGCAGATAGTTCTTCTACACGAGTATCCTTTTTGTCTTCTTCGATTGTTCCGAACAAGATTTCTTTGGATATAATCGTGCTTACGGTCTCAGCCTTACGAGCGTCTGCTTCCTTTACTGCTCTTTCATCTTCTAATACTTTGTAGTCTTCAATTGCTTTTAGAGCTTCTTCGTATTGAGATTTAATTTCAGCATTGTTAGCTTCCATCTCTTCCAGTTGGGAACGTAGTGACGCGAATTCGCGTTCAACTATATTCTCTGCTTCAGATTTTACAGGAGTTTCTTCAGTCATATTTGATTCCTCTGTTTTACCGTCATCACACTCACATGAATTTTCATGACCTCCACAACCGCAGTCGTGGTCGTCTTTCTTTTCATCGTGCTGTGAACATTCCTTATCTTCTATAGTACATTCTTTACATACAGGGTCCATAGTAGTATTGTCTATAAAACTTACTTCTGTGGGACGTATGTTAGTAGCGAAAGTATCTCCCATAACATCTACATCGTTTGAGAACCAATCAATGCTGACGTGTGTGACATCTCCTTCCTTTACTTTATCCATTACTTCTTGTCCGCGGTCGTTGGTATTGTTGACGGTAGCCAACATTTTAACAGCGGTCTTTCCATTTTCCAATTCAACTACCTCAGGGTTAGCAGCCATGCCAATTAAATCCTCAGGTGTGCGTTGATGATTGAAGTATATAGGAAGCTCGTTAAAAGCCTCTATATTCTTTTTTAATATCTCTGGTTCTATATAAACCTTTTGCTCTAAGTCGTCTTCAGTATACTCATGGGGTCCGGATGTTATAGCAAAAACAGGTATTTCTACGCTTTGGAAGTCTTCACCTTCAGCAAAGTTCATTTCTACTCCTTCGTCTATAGAAAGACCAAATGTTCTTCTTACCGGTATTTCAGAAACACTTCTTCCGAACTGTCTCTCTACACCATTTTCTTCAGCCCACATGTTACACATATTGGCTGCTATCTTATCGGAGTCATCAAAACCCCTATCTTTTAAAGATGTTCCTACTGAAACTATACACTTTTCATAGCTCATGCTCTATCCCCCGTTGCATTAGCAGAGGGTTTATTTCCTCTGTTCTGGGCTCTGGAAGACTCTTCTTTCTTATCAGTGTCTTTTCCACCAGATATATTTGCATTCTTATCACTCTGTTCTCGTTTGATTGGAGATGCCTTAATATCTTCTGAAGTTTCCATATCTAATTCTGTAACTCCTTCTGCATCAAGTCCTCTCTCTTCTCTAACTTCGCCCGGCGATAGTACACCTTCTGATAGATAAATCATATCAGTTTTGGCTTTAGTGAATGCGTCATCTATGTTAATCTGCCTGAATTTAAATTTAGCCTCACCGTTTTCTAGTTGAGGCATCAACTGTGCATTCATAGCTGATTCTATCATAGTCTGTAAATATCTAACATATGGCTCAAAAATTGGTCTTGCCTTATCAGGGTCAGTCCACATTGTTTTAGGAACCTTCAATGCCATATGTATCTTATCTAATATATCATCTGTATACTTTCCGTATTCAAATGCTCTTTGTGTTCCTTGTAATTCTTTTATTACTATATCATTTCCATGTATAATATCTTCGCCCGGTTCTAACGTGTTGAAGGCTTCAACCACTTCGTTAATTTTGTCAGGACCATAAGGCATATCGGGAAGTCCACAAGATATATCAAAGCGAGAAGAAGCGTACTTGTTGAGAGCTGCTCCGATGTCTCGTTCTGCATAATCTTTGAGGTCAACCAGATAAAGAATGGGATGGATGTCAGAAAGGCCATAGCCGTAATCATCGAAGGGGTTGTTAAGTAGAGATACAATCTCTTCCGGTTCAAAAAATATATTTTCATCATCTTCTCCTATATCTTGGAAATAATATTTTATTTGTCCATGTTCGTTTCTTTGTACAAACATGTTTTGGCTAGAACGTAGAACTAAATTGTCCCCGGTCCACTCCATATATCCAGTACCAAAGATTCTAGCATTACGAACCCATCCATATAATAAGTTCTTAATGTTTATATCTCTGAACATTACTTCTACTCTTTCTCTTATGTCTTCATCATCAGTTACAATATCAAAACCATCCTTAACTGCGTAAAAACATGGTAGGTCTACTAAACTTCTAACAATAGGGTCAGATAAATAAACATTCATATATAAACGTGGTTTACCTAAATGTTCTTCATACTCACCTTTGCTACCATAACGGTAGTTGTTATTCATCTTCAATCGTTTAATTACACCTGCCCCATAATCTAAGGGGTCGTTCTCCTTGAAAGGAGGTGCGCTTCCGGTTTGAGCGAAAACTCTTCGTACTCTATCGAATAATCCCATGGCTACCATTTAAATAATAATTCATATCAGTATATAAAGATTTCGTCATAATGAAAATCCCTTTTTTAT